TGCTGTATATATAATTGTATAACAGCGTATAACAGCGTATGACAGCGTATAACAGCGTATGACAGCGTATAACAGCATATAACAGCATATTGCTGTGGTATCCTAAACAAAAATTGAAATCGGGTCGGAAATCCAGCCCAACATACTCAGGTCAAATGGCTTCATCCTCATACTACTTTACTCCTTTCTGGTTCGTTGGTGCTTCCGTCGATTTGCCTAAAATTAGACACTACGTGTCTCTATTGGAGGCTTTATTGAAGAACCCAGTGCTTCGTTCAGAGGACAGAGAAAAGTATCAGGATGAGTTGAGGGAGGCTAAAAGCCAGCAGGTAATGTGGAGATTGGAGAAATACCCTCAAAAATATAGAAGTGCTTCAGGTGGTTCAGTTGCGGAACCAAATAGTTCCGCAATTCACCAAGGAGAAATTCTAAGGGAAATAGAGAGACAGAGGGAGAGGCTGGTTCAGGTTCGCCTGATTCCTGCTTCAGGTTCAGGTGGTTCTGCTTCAGGTTCAGTTTCTGCTGAAGTGCCTGCTGAAGTGCCTGCTGAAGTGCCTGCTGAAGTGCCTGCTGGGTTCATTGAGTGCCCCGTTTGCCTTGAGGTTAAGGAAGGATTTGATGGCTTTAGATGCGACCACAAGGTCTGCTGGAATTGCTTAGAGGGTATTTGTAGGCACTCACACACACCACTGTGTCCCCTGTGCCGTGCCAAACCAAACTGAGGAATACTGAGGAAACTGAGGAACACTGAGGAACACAAGGTAAAAATATATATATATGACACAGCACTACACAGCACTATTAAGTGCTGTTAAGTATTATTTTTTGCCCAAGCCGTTCCGCTATCGCTTCATCCTAAGGATTGCTTGCTAAAGCAAGACTTACGGCATAGGCGGTTTATGGGTATAACCATTTTTCATCCCAATCATACTCTCCAATGTCCTCTAACTCTCCTTCCTTGTTAATTTTAAATACTCGACTATTATTACAACTGATATATATCGCTTCTTCTCCACTAACTTCACGTCTGTAAAATATCAAGTCATTGCCTTCCTCATCCTCCATAAGTTCAAATGGTAAATCATCGCATCTTCTCATTATACTATTAATATAACGAAGAAACGGCATATATAACTCACTTGATAACTCACACAGATAATCAAACCATTCGTCTCCACCGAATGTCTTTAGTGTTTCCAATTCACTTTTATCAAATAGTGTCTCTAATATATCGTTAAAAGCACCATTCCATTCATAAACATTATCCTCACTAATGTATGCGTGAATTAAGGCATCCACAGTATCACTACCATAGTATTCCTCAATATCTGCGATAATCAAACGCGTGGCTTCTTCGACTGGCTTGTTGAAAATTCCAATGGAAACTGGCATTGCTAAAGGTGTGTATATGTATGGGATTGGATTTCGATTCGATTTCAATTTTTCCGCATAATAATAACAGCATTACACAGCATTACACAGCATTACACAGCACTACAACAATATGAAAGGCTTGATGATTAAAAAGAAAATTGAAAACCCATAAAAAAGTTTCACAAAAATCGACTTAAAACTATTTTCTTATATTACTCAAATGGCAACAACCATGGATATCGAGGCTTTCCTTAAACGCGAAAACATTCCCTTTATGTATCTCAGAAATGAATGGGACGATATGAATACTCTTACAACTGATGAAATTAGTAAATGGTCTCAATTAGGTATTAGACTCGTTATCAAACCAAATCCTGATGGAACACAAAAAAAAATCCATATTCCAAACTTTAAAAAAACAACCCTTAGTAAATGGGTAAGTGTATTCTTAAAGCATACGGATGTATTTTGTTTGGATATTGATGATAAAGAGTTTGATATTAAAAATCTTCCTGAACCATTTCAGAGTATGCCTTATACATTATCAAGAAATAGTAAATTAAGGCACTGCTTTTTTAGAAGCAATTGTCCTGAATATTCTCAAGAAGTTGAGGTATTCAAACATTGTAAAGCAGATTTAATCCATTATAAAAAGAACATGTGGGAAGTTATTGGTTGGGAAATCCAACAATACAATGGAGAATTACCATATATCAATTGGAATGATATTAAAAGCCATTTTGATATTAAGAAAATGAATTTTAATATTAAACCACAAGGTGAAGAAGAATGTAGTGCTAAAGAGGAGGATACAGAAAGTGTTTGTAGTCAAGCAACTACTTCAAGTGTTGTTAAGGATGATTTTATGTATATTAAAAAAGAATTAGCAGATAATTATGATAGTTGGTTTAAATTAGCGTGTATTGCTAAATTTAATGATATTGATTATGAAATTTTTGATGAATGGTCTCGTCAATCACCAAAATATAACGAAAAGAAAAATCGTGATATTTGGGATAAAATAAAATTAAAAGAATGTATTAGAAAAGATGTTGGTAAAGCAGTATTAAATAAATATATTAAACAAGGCAAACAAGAAGAAGCAAAAAAAGAAGCAATTGAAGGTAAAATTGTAGTAAATAATGATATTGAAGGTGTAAATATCATATATGAAAGTTTAAAAAAAGCAGATTGTGTTGTTTATACTGGAGATACGTATTATATTAAAAATGGTAATTTATGGGAGTCAAAACCAAAAGTAGCCAAAGGAATGCTTAGAAATTATATTTCTGAATTTGATATAGTTAAAAATACTGGAGAAGATAAAATTAAAGATTTTTCCAAAAATCTTAGTGAAATTCCAAAAATAATAGAACAAATAATGGCTAAATTAATTAGAGATAAAAATGTTAAATTTACTGATAAATTTAGAAATACTACATTAGGTAAAATATGTTTTGATAATGGTGTTTTAGATTTTAAAACAAAGGAGTTTAAATTATGGTCTGATTGTCCTGATGTTTATACTAAACATACAACAGGACGTAATTATATTAAATGTGATAATATTGAATTACAAAATAAAATAAAAAATGATATTTTTAAAAATACTTTTGGTGAAAAAGACTATTTGAGGGCTTTACACTTTTTTTCAAGGGCAATCGCAGGGCATACAACAGATAAAGTCTGGGGTCTTTTCGTTGCTTCACGAGACATTGGAAAATCAGTATTAATGAATTATTTACAAAATTCGTTCGGTCATAAATATATTACTGTTCTTAATTCCAGTTCATTATTGGAAAGTAATGATTCTCAAGATGCCGATAAGGCAAATCAATGGATGTTTAAGTTAGAAGATGCGAGAATTACATTTTCGAGTGAATCTAAATGTTCTAAACAAAAAATAGATGGAATGAAAATTAAACAAATCAGTAGTGGATATGATTCACTCTCAGCGAGACACATGGCTGAGGAAGCAATTACATTTAGACCTTCCAGTATTCTTTTTATGATGGCGAATGATGTATGTAGTTTTAATACTGAAGACACTTTTAAAAATGTATGTTCTTTTACTAATAACAAGTCATTTGTAAGCAAAGAAGAAATGGATACAAGAAGAGAACAAGGTGCTTCTAGTGAAGAATTAGATACATATTTGATTAAAGATGATGATATAGAAAATAAAATTAGTAGCGATGAATATATTAATGCTTTATATCAAATTTTATTGGATAACTACACTGATAAACCCATTGAAAAAGTTAATGTATTTACAGATTCTGAAGGTAAAATAGAAAATCTTCATACATTTATTGAAAAATATATTCATTTTACTAAAAATGAGAACGATTTCGTATCCGTTAAAAAACTGGACGATTTATGTAAAAATGAAATGTTTATTAGTTATAGAATGAAACTCAGACCATATTTAAAAGATGTTCGTAAATGTAATGTTGAAGCACAAAAGAGAGTTAATGGATTAAAATGTAAAGGAGTATCGGGTATTAAGTTAGTTGTTGAAGCAGTTGATGTTGATGATGAGGATAAACCCGAGATAGAGATTTAAACGAGAAAAAAACAGTTTAAATAATATCTTATATTAATATATATCAAATGGACGTTTCCAAATATAAAGCAAGGGTTCCTTATTACTCTGAGTATTATGAGAAAAATAAGGAACGAAAGAAAGAATATCAAAAGGAATATCGTAAATTCAATAAAGACAAAATTAATGAAGACCAAAGAAAGAGAAGAGAAGATAATAAAGAATATTTCTGTAAATATCGTGAAGTTAATAAAGATAAATTAAATCAATACCAAAAAACAAAAATTACTTGTTCTTGTGGTGCCGTTATATCACGTAGATATAAAAGCGTTCATTGTAAGACTAATAAGCATATACTTAAGACTACTCCTATTATTTAGGGTGGAACTGGTGGAACTGGTGGAACTGGATTTTTATAGGAAACTCATAAAAAAAATAAAAAAAATTTTTTTTTTGAAGAACTCCATTGTTCCATGGTTCCACGGTTCCATGGTTCCACGGTTCCAAGGTTCCATGGGTTCCCATCATATACCATTAACCGTTATATATCCAGTAATATATCCGTTATATATCCAGTAATATATAATAATACAGTTTTAGATATTTACCACATATTTTACCTTATATATATCTAGTAAAAATTTTAAAATTTTTACTATATATTTCCTTGTTTTTTATCCAGTAATATATCCAGTAAATATCCACGGTATTATATGTTGTAAATATCCTCTATAATATGTTGTTGTATAAGATAATTCATATAATTATCCCTATGTTTTTTTGTATTACGATGTTGTTTTAATATTTTTACATTAACACCACACACATCACACACTAATTTATTTTCAGGTTCAATCGAATAAATGGTTGTTTTAATTTTATCCGATGACGACGCCTTTGAGAATTCCATATATTTAATAATATCCTGTAAATATCCTTTAAGAACTTTTTTCTTTATCCACGGCTACGTCTGTGTTTTCATCATCACTATCCTTAACATAAACACCTTGCTGAGTCATCACACTGTGTCCCATGGCTTTTGCGTCCTTTAACATTTCACTTTTAACATCTTTGTATTTATTTGTTAAATATATATTTCTTAACATTGATGACGATATAGCCTTATCAAATATTCTATTTAAAATACGTGTTATACTATTTACTTTATTTAGTGGTTCTCCTTGATAATTTACAAGGAAATCATACGTCTTTCCCTTTTTTTCAATTCGACCTTTAATTTGCGGATGGAATACAATATATTTTTTCAATAATTTTGTTAATTCTGTGGGTATATCAATTACTTCCAATCCATATTTTTTTGATGTCTTATATTTATTAAAATAAAATTTGTTTTCACTTACACTATAATAGTTTTCCTTGGGTAAGTTTTCATCATATTTATATACTATTTTCATATCTTTGTATTCATTCCTACGTGGTGGTAATAATGTATATAGTGATAATACCAATGCTTGTAAGACTAAATCATAGTTTGTTTCATTAATTACTTTAATTTTATTAATTTTGCCTTCCAATTCTTTTTGTTTATTTACAACATCATCCCAAGATATCCAATTATCACTTTGTTTCTCTGTTTTATCACTTGCTTTTTCATTTAATTCAATATTTTTATTCTTGAGTAAATCATAATATACTTTATGTATTTTCTCATATTTATCCAAGTCTTTAAGAAGACTTGCGATAGCAATTAAATAACTTCTTCTTGTATTCTCTTTGTATTCACTAAGTAATTCTACTATTTTATCGGAATCTTTTAACCACGATAAATTCTTCATTGTATTCGTATTAGTGCCTGTTAATTTCTCATAGAGTTTCTCAATATTTCTTGTGTATGTTTTTACACTTGAATCTGATAATCCTTTGGTTTTATATATATTTACAATATCCATTATAATATATATTAGATATTATTTTAGATATTAATTAGATATTATAGGATGGCACAGGTGGGACAAATGGGACAAGTGGGACACGTTTTTGAAAAGTGTTTCATTTTTTTTTTGAAAATTTTTTTTTTGAAAAAAAAGTTGTGAGGTCCTAAAATTCTTGTCCCAGTTGTCCCAGTTGTCCCAGTTGTCCCACTGGTTCCACTGGTTCCACTAGTTAAATATGGATTGTTGTTGTTGTGCTTCTTTTAATTTTTTTTTATCTACTTTTTTCCATTTATTTTTAACATCATCCCATGTTCCTAAAAAGATATATTCATCTTTATCTTTATTATATATCTCACCTGAACCTTTATCATATAAGCCTAGCCCATTAATAACTACTTTTTTATACATATCTTTTGGTTTTTTCAAATACTTATCTTGAATACGTTTTTTAAACTTTAACTTTTCTGCCTCTTTCTTACTCTGTTCCTCTTTTAATTTTTTAATTTTATCATCACTTTCTTTCTTCTTTAATACTTTAATTTTATTATTTACTTGCGTTATCATTTCTTTTAATGATTCTAATTCTTTACCTTGAACATTATTAACTCGAAGTGATAATCTTTTTAAAGTATTCATCCATTTAATTATTTCTGGATTTGTTTCTAATTCAGGATGTATAATTAAGGATTGAACTTCACTTACTTTTGGTTTCTTTTGGTCTTCGGGTAATAAATTAAATTTCATTACATATTTCTCTAAATTTCTTTTTTCTTGTTCCGTCATTTTTGTTAAATTATATTCTATTAATTTCATTAAATAATCCTGTTGTTGACCTTTACTTGTTTTATATACTTTGAATAGTTCTTTTGTTCTATCTTCTACAATACCACCACCCTTTTTCTCTTTTGTAATATTTCCATTTATATACCAACCATTTCCAGAATGGAATAAAGCCCATTTATAATTTGGTCTATTAACAATAAAATTCTTATTATTTTTTAAGAATTCTGAATATATAGTTGGTAATACCTGATTTAATTTAAGTGTTGAAATAAATAATCCTTCTATTTCATATTTTTCTTTTAAAACATTAAATGATTCTTTTTTACTTTTAGCAGGAATATTATTTTCCAAAAGTAAATTTCTTATTCTAATTAACATCTTATTAACTCTTTCCTCTTCTGTCTCTTCCTCATCAGTGTCCTCTAAGTCTTCTAATTCTAATGTTGCTTGAAGCCGTCCTTTTCTTGGAGGACTTGCTTTTGGAGGACTTGGTGTTGGTGTTTCAAGTCTCTGTCTTGAAGGACTTGGTGTATCCAATTCTAAATCATCTATATTAAATAGACTAACTTCTTCTTCATCTTCATCATCAAAAATTGTTTTAATTGGCTTTTCTTTTTTGGATTTAGGAGTATTTAATCTAAATGGTTTAGTAAATATATCTTCTTCTTCTTCTTCAAAAATGGATGGTTTCTTTTTAACAATTTTAACTTTCTTTTGAGGTCTTGGTAATATTTTAGGGGCATTTATTTCTTCAATACGCTTTCTTAGTCCTTCGCGTAATTTCTGTTTAAAATTCCTTTGATTAATTTCTTTTACTTTTTTAATTAAATCTCTTTTCAAATTTTCTTTAATTGCTGAATTTGCTTGTATTCTTTGTATAATTTTTTGTTTTGCTTCTTGTAATTTCTCAGGTGCCCTACTAATGACTCTTTCTTCAGGTAATTCTTGATTAAGATATAAATCCACTAATTCTTCTTGCGATTGTGGAGGACTTTGTGGGGCACTAGGAGGACTTTGTGGGGATGGAGGACTTTGTGGAGGACTAGGTGGAGGACTAGGTTCATCATCATCATCATCGCCTTCTTCTCCTTCCATTAATTGAGATGATACTAAATCAACAAGACCTCCAACATATCTACCATCTTCTGTAAAGAAACTTCCAATTGTATCAGCAACATATACCAATTCATTAGTATCAAAAGCATTTAATATTCGTTCATAATAATCATCTGTAAATAATTTTTGAGAGGCATCCAAACTTATCCATTTAATTCTATCTTGGTCGAATTCATTGACATATTTATTATCATAAGGAACTACATATGTTCCTTCATCTCTTGCTTTTTTAATAGCCATCATTTTTTTAATATATCCGTATGCTTGACCTCCTCTACCTCCTGTTAATCTTTCAAATATTCCTGCGAAATCTGTAATTCCTTTTGCTACTTCTCGCGTTCCTTTTGGTAATTCTTTAACAAATTGGGATACATCTTGTAATACAAATTTCTCATAATCTTTATTGCTTAATCCATTACTTTCCAATATATCCAATATAAATCTACCACAATTTGTTGAAAACGCTTCATATCTAAAATATCTTTCTTTACCTACTTTATTTAATGTGTTATCTAATAATTCCATTATTGTTATTTGTTTATTTCCTAAAGGAACATCTTTTATTTCTGTTTTATCTGTTGTTTGATAAGAAGTTGAAATATTTATTGTTTGATTCTTTTCAATTACTATATTTTTATTTGAAGTGCTTGCTACAAGTGCCATATGAAACAGAGTTTCTAAATTATATTTCTTCTTTAACTCATCTACTTTACCTCCAGATACTAATTTCAAAGCCACATCAATTGCTTTCTGAATTGGTGTCCTATATATTTGAAGTCTTGTAATTGTTTCTCCACCATATTTTTTAAGGGTTTCCTTTGATTTATTATTATATTCACTCGCAGGATTAATGATATAACTTACTTTCTCTTTTACAGTCTCTACTGCTTGAGTTATTGGTGCTACAACTGGAGAGAATACTTTTTTAAAATAATCACCTAATAAACCTTCTCCTACTAATTCTTGATGTTCCTTTTTTAATTTACCCAATATTAATTTGATATCTTTATTAACCTTATGTGTTCTATATGACTTTTTTTCAAAATAACTTGGAGGATAACACCTAAACCGATAATAACCTTTAGTTTCATGAATTTTATCTAATTTTTTTTTAGCAATACTTTCGGCTTTTTTTAATGCCTCATCTTTTGATAATTTATTGCTAATAATGATACTTTGTATTTGAATACCCATTATATTATATAATAATATAATAAATATATTTATAAAAATAATTTTGTAATATCTTTAGTTTCCAATTCTATTCCTTGACGGTCTGCTATTTTTTTATAATCAATATTTTCGTCTCTAACAAACTTATTACCATATAACATACCACTAGTCATAATCATATCTTCTTCAGTTATTTCAGCCAAAATTGCTTTTCTTAATTTTATATCTGTTTTAGTTTCAAAAAGAAATTTATCACTATTCCAAATTATTAATGCTTTTCTTGCTGAATTATCAGCAAGAAGTATCATTTTCCATAAATCAACAGCATTCTCAATAAATTCCTGTTCTGAATTTGCTAAAAAGTTTTTAAAAAATTTAGGTGCGTTAATAACACTCTCATTATCATAAAATTCAATACATTGAATACTAGTAGTCATTTTCTTAATATAAGAAAACTATTTCACTTTAAGTTTTTTTAAAAATCATCTGTTATACTAAATCCACTTGACCCTTCCAAGGCATTTGATACACTTGCCATTGAATATTGTGAAATTTTTGTCTCGAAAAAATTACCCTTATTAGATAATGATATCATCTCCATAAAATGGAAAGGGTTATCACTATTATATATTTTATCATAACCTAATTGTAATAATAATCTGTCCGCACAATATTCTACATATTTACACATCTCCTTCGCATTCATACCAATTAAATCTACTTTTAAGCAATCTTTTACAAACTCCTTTTCCAATTCTACTCCTTCCTTAATTATATTTGGTATTAACTTGGAATTTTTATATTGACCTTTGGAATATATTTTGAATAAATGTATAGCAAATAATGTATGAAGACTTTCATCTCTACTAATTAATTCATTGCTAAATGTTAAACCACTCATTAATCCTCTTTTTTTAAACCAATAAATAGCACAAAAAGATGATGAAAAGAAAATTCCTTCAACTACTGCGAATGCTACAAGTCTATATACGTAATCCAAATTACTCTCAATGTATTTTATACAATACTCAGCCTTCTTTTTAATTATTGGATTATATTGTAAAGCATTAAATACGTTATTTTTCTTCTCTTTATCCTTAATGTATGTATCAATTAAAAGACTATATGTTTCACTATGAACTCCCTCAATATAATATTGTAATCCATAAAATAATTTTGCTTCTAAATCCATTGATAACATGGGTTCATTCATAAATCTTAATGATAAATTATCTGCTACAATTAAATCACTTGAGGCAAAAAAGGCTAAAATACTTGTAATAAATTCTTTCTCATCATCATTTAATTTATTCCAATCATCAATATCTTTTGATAAATCTATTTCCTCTGATACCCATAAAGCAGATTGTGCTTTTTTGTAATAATTAAATGTTTCAGGATTAATAATTGGATAAAGACAATTCCTCATACTATAGATAAGATAATTTTTTGAGTGAAATTTTTTTACGCAGGTGGAACCGTGGAACCGTGGAACCGTGGAACTTTGAAAAACATGGACTTCTCTGAAAAAATTTTTATTTTTTTTTTTTTTTTTTTTGAAGAGGACCTATAAATACGGTTCCACCAGTTCCACCAGTTCCACCAGTTCCACCAGTTCCACCAGGTCCACTATTATACTTTATCTATTATACTACTTATTATACTATCATAATCCTTCTTTGTTTCTTTTTTGGTATTAACAAACATTTTATAAAATTTATCCAATGATATTCCATTTAACATTGTTATCACTCTTGCTACACACCAGCGACCACATGTATTAATATCTGGTTTCTCTTTTTGATATGCTATTGGATTATATATTACTCTTTGTGTTGTTTTATTTAATAAATTTGTTAAATATTTATTACCATCATTCGAATATTCTGAGTATTTTAATTGTTTATCAGGATATAATCCATAAGGGTCAAAAAATTCAATTGTATTAGCATTTGGTTTTAATATACATACCCAATGTCCTACATTTTCACTATTTTCATATAACATAATAGCATAATCTTTATCTTTTGTAAGTAATTCATTAATATCATTGTAATTACTTAATTC